GTGAATGTTATTGACGCCCAACTGAACAAGATCCGCCGCCGTCTCATCGGCTAGGCTATTACCGCCGTCGCCGCCACCCGCAGGGTTGTTCTTGGCAGCACGCAAATCCTCAATACGCGCAATAAGGGTTTCCAACGCTGTAATTTCCGCGTTGATGCTCTCGATCAGGCCATCTTTATTGACCGGCCTTCTGCCGCCAATCTTGAAGTCACCGCTCTCTACACTAGATAAACGAGCGCGTTGCCTTGCCAGTTCCTCGCGTGCCCGGCGCATGGCGATATCGGGGTCTTGTGACTCCAGCGCACCCAAACGTGCCCGGATAGCCCTTGCCCTACGAGCATCAGGATTCTCGCGCCCACCTGTGCCTTGTGGGTTCAGTGTTTTAAGCTCAGCCCGCAGTGCAGCGGCTTCTGCTCGCGCATCCTTCAATGCGCCACCAAACAGGAAGACAGGCTCTGAATCACTGAACGCCGCAGCAATGCCATTTGTTATGTCCGTCAGAACACCCAATAGGTCCGAAGCAACAGGGAGAAGCTGCTCACCAATAGCCACGGCTGCATTCTCAGCCGCTGCGTCCAGCCCCTTCATCTTGTTTGCGAAGCTATCTGATGTCTTGGCCGCGTCCCCCTGGGCATCCTTCGTGCCCTTGAGGATAATGTTATATCGGGCCATCACCTTCTGTTGCTCGCTGGCATCCTTGGCCGCAACACGGAGGCCCATGTTCATCAATTCCTGGTCGAGCGCCGCCTGCGTAATGACCACGCCATACTTCCGCATGGTTTCATGGTTGCCCACCAGAGCAGACTGGAAATCACGAATTGCCTCGTCATCCGCCTGATCGTTAAAGCTGGCCACATCAACAGCCAGCTCCACCATCTGCTTGGACAGGGAGGCCGCTTCATCACGGGCCAGGCCCATCGGCACGAAGGTGTCTTGCAGTGTGGCTGCATATCCCTTCAGGTCATAAACGGAGCGATTAACAGACTCCGCATGTTCTTGTGCCCACGCGTCAACGTCCTTCGCTAAACCCCGGAACACAGTGTTGAACTTGGATTCCATCTCCTCAACGCGGGAGGCGGCATCCGTTGTCCACTTTAGGAAACCAGTCGTACCCCGTGTAACCAGGGCAGCGCCAAGGGCCACACCCATGCGCTTGAAATGACGGCTGATCTGCTCTGTATTCTTCTCAGCTCGCTTGTTGAACTTCGATAGTTCCTTGTCACCCCGCTTCATCTCACGGCGCAACTTTTCCGTGGAGGCGTCAATAACAACTAGCAGTTCTTCAAGTTCTGTTGCCATCAGTCTGCCTTGTAGTCGGGGAATTTATCCATGATTGCCTCGATGCCTTCCTTGGAAGGCAGGTCAGGCTTGGTGCGGGGGGTGTTGGCACGCTCAAAGCCAATGATCGCGGCATTGAGTTCGTGAGGGGTTGCGGCCCAAAACGTAGAAGGCGACCAGCCAAGGCCGCCTAATGCGCTTTCCATCAGTTTCTGGAAGGGGTACTCTTTGAGTTGCTGGCCGCTTTCTGCTTTCCCGGCGACTTGCCGCCCGTCAGGCCGTTCATCACCAGATCACTCACAACGCCCATAAGGTCGATCATGCCCAATTCGGCCATCATCTGACCCAGTTCGTCGTCGTCTGGCAGGTCATCATTGGCTGCTTTTAGGGCCAAAGTGGTAACGATGCACAGATCACGGAACTTGAACTGCTGGCTAACCAGCGCTTCAGGAATGCTGACAAGTGGCATATCAAGGGCATCCTCGATCTGGCACAAGACATCAAAGGTTGGGCGCAGGGCATATGCCTTGCCACCCAACTTGATTGATGATTCTCCCCTTTTCCCGTTCGCCATATTACGACGCAGCTACATAAGCTACGCCACCGGACGAACCCAGCGTGAAGGAGAACTCCTCGACGCCTTCATTCTCACCTGTGACTTCGATGCTGTTCATCTGGAACGCACCTTCAAACCGGTCGCCATGGCCGGAAATCAACTGGTAATGGTCAATCGTGCCATCAAGCGCATTGCTCAGCAGCGTGGCCTTAGTGGCTGCGTTCACGAAGATGCCGCCGCCCGTCATGGACATTGACTTGAGAGAAATACCGTCAAGCATGCGCCGGAAACCTTGATCATCCTTGGTGGAGACATCGACTTCGGTGTTGTCAATTGAAAGGCTCGTGCTTTTGAGGCCCGCCAACTGCGTGGTGGCCGTGACCTTCTTGATCACGCAACTGTCTGCCGCATTAGCAGTCAGCGTGACTGCCGAACCGCCTTCTGTAAGCGAGACCTGGAAGTCATCACTTGCTGTGCTGACCACATAATAGATGCGCCCTTCTTCAAGACCGCCTGGGGCGGTGCCTTCAGAGAAGACAATCTGGTCATTGTCTGTATATGGGTTGGATGATACCGTGATCAAATCGGTTGCGGACGTGACGGTAAAGGCATTGCCTGCCTCAGTCGTCACAGACTTGATCACGAACTCGCGACCTGCTTCTGCCGTCATAATACTCTCCTAGTCGGCTTGGGTTAATACGCGGATGCGTGTGGCCCCGTGGTAAACCTCGGGATCTTCTGGGTCTTGCATGTCTTCTTCGAAGATCACGCGGGTGTTGATAGCCGTGTGGCCATCAAGGGTTAGTGTCTGGTGGTGCAGCGCCGTGCGGACTTGCTCCATCAGGTCAAGGCACGGCTTTGACCCCGACCCGCTCGTCCATGAATGGATGGTCAGGGTGATATCCTTGCCGTCTGTTGTCTTGGTGTCGTATGGGGCCGATGTCTTCGCCCCGAGTTCCACATAGGGATAGCCCGTGCCCTGCGGCACATGGTCGTGCACAGGGGTCGGTGTACAGACCGCCTTCAATGCTGCGAGTACCGCCTTGAGAACGGCAGCCTCGGCACTAGCCACCTAGAGCCACCTTTGTCAGTGTGGCGTCAATTTCTTTCTTCAGCTTCACCTTGGCCTTGGGCCGCACCACTTCAAAGGCTGGGGTCAGGAAGGGCTGCGCGGGCATCTTGGATGTGCCCAGTTCAATGAACTTCCCGTAATACGCTTTCCTCTTCGCGGCCTTGGTTCGCACACCCACCTTGGCAGACATGCCGTCCCGCGATACCTGCCGGGTCAGCTTTTTCTTCAGGGTGCCTGTATCAACCGGCACACGGGACTTGGCCTCGGCCAGTATCTCGTCTGCAACCTCGGTCATGGCATCCTTGATGCCCTGCCGTGCCTCTGGCTCCAGGCGCTTGATCTTCTTTCGGAGGCTCGACATGCGGGCATAACCCCGCGCTCGCCCTCTGCTTTTCTTAGCCATTAGGCCTTAACTCCGAGACGTTCATTTCAAGCCACCGCCTGCGCCCGTCCGGGTCTACAGGGGGTTCCGTTACTTCAAGGGTCTTGCTGCCCCACAACAGTGTGGTAGAGGCGGTTACGTCGGTCCTGTAGCGCATTGTCAGACGCCATCTTGCCTCTGTCTGCATCTGGGCCGCCCGAAGGCGCTCCGACCCTCGGAGAGGTAAAATACGGGCCGATACGGTATCGCCCGCGACAACTGTTTCCGTCCATTCGCCGTAGTCGTCCTCAACGCGGCTGATTGACTGGATCGTCACACGCTCTCGCATCTCCCCGATCCGCATCAGTGGACCTTGTACTTGGCAAAGATGGCCTCAAGGGAGAACGGCACCTTGGCAACTGTTGTGCCGGTAATGATCGGCTCGCGGGTCTCGTGCCAGTGCGCCACCAAATGAAGCAGGCCCACCTGCAAATCACGGGGGATGTCGTTCCAACTGGAACCAAACCCGGCCACAAAGCGCACCTTTACAGCATTTGCCTCCGTTCTCAACGTAGGCCATGACACACCATAGGCACGATCAACACGCCCCGGCGCAACATCACTAATCAGCGTGTACTGATCAGCGGCCAAAGTCTGCTCATCGCCCGCCGTGTCGATGTATTTCACCGATGTTACAGATTGCACCTTTGACCGTGGCAGCCGAAGACAATGGTCAACAGGCCATGCGTCCCAAGTGGCGTCATACGTCTCATTCAGCAGGCTACGGCCTGTTGTGCCATGCTCGCCAAAATACTGCCCCGCCGCTGCGTCAATCAGCGTGGTCAGCAGGGCATCATCGTCCGTGCTGTCAATCCGAAGGTGAGCCTTGGCCTGATCTAACAACAGGGGCGCTACAGATGCTGGGGTTACAAGCGAAAGGCCCATTAGATCACCATAATCTCCAGTTCCTGCACATCCGTGCGGCCCTGGTTGGTTGCAATCGTGTTCTTCACCAGATAGCGATTACCTCTCGTCCCTGCTGACAGCCAGACCGTCGCAATACCGCTGGCCTCGCTATCGCTGTCGATGGTCAACTCACCCGTAGGCTCTACCGCCACCGCACTGGTGTCTATTGTCTCGCCGGACTGGAGGTATGAATCCGTCCAGTCGAAGGAGAAATCCAAGACTTCACCCGGCAGCTTTACCCGCAACGGCATTAAACAGACGCCGCCGTCAGGGTCACTGTTACGTTGAGCGTATCCCCCGACTGAGCCGAGCGATCACCCGCTGAAAAGGCCACCGCGCCAATCAATGTACCTGTCGTGCCGCTCTTGGTGCTGTTCGTTGTCAGGAATGCCCCGCCCACCGTTACCGTGGCATTGATAGCAAAGGATGCCTTGGAGGCTGAGTTATCAACACTCTGACTAGCCACCGTGCCCAGCGTTAGCGCCTCGCGGGTTGCTTCGTCATAGTCGTCAACCTCTGCCCACCCCGCATGGGAGGACATAGTGTCGCCAGCAGCAACCGTAGGCGTGCCGTCTGTCAGGCCAACATAGAATGCGCCTGTGTAAGAAGACCCCTTGTAGAACTTGTCCAGCAGCTCATCGAGTCCCTCATTAACCATCAGGTTATTGACAGTCTCACGCCAGCGGACAGTGCCGTCCGGCTTGATACATTCGACTTCATATGTGTTCACAAAGGATGCCCCGGCGCGGAGACCGCCCCGGTCACTTGCAATCTGTTTCATACTTGCCTCTAAACTTTAGGGTTGATGTTGCCTGCTCGCGCATCAACAACGATTGATCTCGCCTGTCGTGTCACCGTCAGGGTTGCCCCCCGCGCTGCCACCGTTACAGTGCGTCCGGGTTGCAGGCCGGGGGTCATCACCGCCGCAATGGCCGCGCCAAGGTTCCCGGCTACAATTAGTTGTTCCTGCATCGCCATCTGCGATTGCAGGCCGAGTGCCGACTGTGCATTCACGGTCAGCATCACGTTCATGTTCAGGTTGACAGCCAAGGACTGCAATGCCTGTGTGTTCAGGTTCAGCGCTGCCTCAAAGACCACTGCGCCAATCGCCGCATAGCCGGTTGTCGCCGCAACAGAAGCCTGCAGCTCATAGGTCAGGCTTGCTGAATTGGTAACCCCTGGGCTTGCCAGCAGGCCAATGCTCTCATCATACAGAAGGCCGCCTGCAGTCTGTAGCGAGCCGTCGGCCCCTACCGTGACGCCTTGCTGCATCACCATCAGTGCAAGGCTCGTCAGGTCGCCATTGACGCCTATATCAGCGCCCGCGCCCATTGCCATGCTCGAACCGTTCGTCAGGTCGCCATTTACGCCTATATCAGCGCCCGCGCCCATTGCCATGCGGGCACCGTTCGTCAGGGCCGCTGACATGCCGCCCGTAATCGCGGCATCGAAGACAAAGGCCGCCGTGTTGGTCACACCGGCATCAAGGTCGAACCCAGTAGATTCTTCGTATGTTGTGGCGGCTGATGGCACCAACACCCAGCCCAGATAATGGAAGTTTGACCCGCCCGCCTGCGTGGCGAAGTTGTGGTTCACGCCATCTGACGCCCAACTGTCAAAAGTGGCTCGTATCCAAATAGCAGATAGGCGCGGGTTAAATATGTTCGGCACGCCCAAGGACAACGTCTGCGCGTTTGACCCCGTGGCCGTTGTGCTAACGCCATCATCCATACCGCCACCGACATTGTAATCGTTCGTGCCGTCTGTCGCAGAATAGTGCAGAGTGCCGCTGTCGTTGTTGTCCCTTACCCCTGAATTGCTTCGCGAGCCATTGCCCGATAGCATCTCAAGGACAGGCGTCCCCGTGCCGCCAAAGTCTGCCCCATAATCAAATTTATTAACGCCGGTTGTCGTGTAGTTGTTGTTGTCGAGTGGCTCAAGGCGCACATCGCAACCACTGGCCCACTCAAACGCGATATACCCAACCTTGTCGCTGTTGGAGACATCACTGGTCGTGGTAAACCCGCTACTGTCCCAGCCACCAACCGTCATGTTGTAATCAAAACCCGTGGAGCCGGTGTCCGTCATCTTCGAAATAACGCAGGCTTCTTCCCACACCGCCGATGTCTGGACGCTGCTCAAGCCATCCCGGCCCAAAAGCGACCACCCCAAATTATCCGATGTCGAATTGGTAAAAACACTGTTATCCAGCGCCATGCCAAACATCGCGCTGAAGTTGCTCTCAACCGTGCCATTGGCAATAGCCGTGCCTATCGCGCCCACAATTACATGGTTCGCAGCAAAACCTGGTGCCGTTACGTCCTCGTCGGTGCCACAAATGCCAACGTGGACATTCTTTAGGTCACTCCCGCCAAGCAATATGCATAAACCCTGGAATCCGCTAGGCGAAGCGTCCGTCCAGTCAATCCGAACACCATCCGTCACCCAACTGTCAAAGCTGGCCTTGTAATCCTGCGCCCCGCTGCCATCAACGCCACGCAATACAGCGTCCGTATACGCCGCCTTGTAATCATCCGTCGTCGTGACGCCATGGTCTGACCGCGCCAACATGTAAAATTCGTTGGTGCCGTCCGTGAAACCCACCGTATGGTGAAAAGGGGCAGAGGGAAAGTTAGAGGCCGTTGTCTTGTGCGTCATAAAAAACAGAGCCGCTTTGGGCTGCCCACCACCCATATCACCCGTAATATCCTGCGTGCCCGTGCTGGTCTTCGCAGAGAAGTTCACAACCGAGGCATAAAGGCTCATAAATCAAAAACCGCTGGTTACTGATGTAAGCCTCGTAAAGAACGTGGTGGCGTCGTCCATATTGAACTTGCCGCTTTCGGCCAAGTACATGGCGTTCTTCGCAACCCGCAGGAACTGTTGTTTGTCCGTCGCATTGGCGTACATCTGCTTAAACTGCACCCACTCCGGGTCGGCAGGAACTAAGTCGAACTCCGCCTCAATGGCGGATACGCTGGGGGTGCCGCCGTTAAGCAAATACATCTCCAACGCCGCACCAAAGGCATGGATTCCAATTTTCTCAGAACCCCTCCCGCCAACAAGGCCGTCGTGAAAGCTCATCTACAGACTCCCGCTCCGAATAAAGAAAGGGCGGCCAGAAATGACCGCCCCTCTCCTGATCTTAGGATACGCCAAACTTCAGAAGCTTGATGCATTCGCTGTTGATCGTCTTACCGCCTACACGCTTGGTGGTGTAGAAGTGGACATAAGGCTTGTTGGTGAACGGATCACGCAACACGCGGGTGCCAATGCGGTCAACAATCAGATAACCACGCCGGAAGTTGCCGAAGGCAATGGACAGGCTGTCAGACGCAATTTCTGGCATGTCCTCAGCCTCAGCCACATTGTAGCCAAGGATGGTTGCAGGCTGGCCATCAGCCAGACCCGGACGCCACAGGTAGTTACCGTCGCCGTCCTTCAGCTTGCGAACAGAGGCCAGCGTCAGGTTAGACATCATCCATGTTGCACCAGTCCGGTAGCCAGAGCGCAGGTCGTGCACAAGATCAATCAGGGCGTCAGCTTCATTGGAAGCTGCCCAATCACCATCTACGCCTGTGGCCCGATACTGAATCTGACCAAAGGCACGAGTGCCGTCTGCCGTGGTTGCTACAGTTTCGTTAAGGAAACCCTTGGGCTGGGCCGTACCAGTACCGCTAATGAAGGCAGCGTTTTCCGCACGGGCAACCTCTTCGGCCACTTCAGAAGCCAACCAGGCTTCCGCGTCGAACATGGCATCATCCAGCATGGTCTGCGTTGCGGCAGGGTTTGCATAGACTTCACCAATCGGTGGGACAACTTCTGAAAGCTGTGAAGTGTTGGTCTCAGAGCGCGATGCGGTCTCACCAACCCAGCCCGATGCAATACCACCAACATTAACCAGCTTCTTGTAGTCACTGGTGCCCACCGTTACCTGACCGGCAACAGCACGCATTGGCGAGATATCAACCAGCAGCTTCTCGATCATGGTGTCGACCTGCTCAGGCACAGCGTACCCGCCGTCTGCATCAGTGCCAACGCTCAAAGCCTTGCGCTCAAGGTCTTTCAGGTTTTCTTCGGCACCCTTGCGCATGAACTTGTCGAAAGCGGCCTTGTGTTCCACCTGTTCAGCAGTCATGGCCTTTTCGCCGTCCTGCGATACGGGTCGGTTCAGAGCAGCTTCGAGATCAGCCATCTTGGATTCAAGAGCCTTGGCTTCGTCGTCCTTCTTTGCGATTGCGTCCGCAGCGTCCTTGGCCTGCTTTTCAGCAGCCGTGATGGCGTCGTTCATCTTGTCGAGCGCCTTAGCGTCCAACGGGTCAACGTCACCAAACTTTTTCAGGATTTCGTCATTCTTCTCTTGGAAGTCATGCACCGTCTTGTGGATGGCATCCATTTTTGTCTTCAGATCTTGTACTTCTGACATGATTAACTCCTTGTTTTAAGGGTATTTTCGATTTCAATGATCATGGACTTGATGTCGTCCATGTCGCTCATGTCAGACTCACTCTGACCCTGCTCTTTAAGGTGCAGTATCCTCGCAAGCCTGGCGGTTGCCGCCTTGGATTGCTGGTTAGAAAGGCCGCATACATCCCGC